GGCCATATTTGCGGCGAACCAGCTTCTCCTCCGGTGGAAGTTTGCGTTTGGCTTCCTGATGCTTGGCCCAGGCCTCACGGATGGCCTCCTCCCGTCCCTGCTGGTACAGGTACCACTCCCGCGTCCCCGGTTTGGCCCCCTTGTACTGCCGCCACCAGTCGGCGGGTCGGCTGATGACCTCCTTTTCCGGCCCGTAGCCCGGCGGAAGACCCGCGGCCCGCATCAGGCGCTGGAATCGGCTTTCGGCCTGGGACGGAGTCGGCTGCTGGGTCGGGGGATTGATCTTGTCAAGCCCGGCCGCCTGTCGCAACCGTCTGAACCGCTCCTGCCGCTTGATGGACATGTCATTGGCCGCTGGCATTCTTCAATCCCCAGACCTTCAGCAAGTCCCGCCGGATGTCCCGCCATTGGGAAGGATTGGTCTTGAGCATGTCGTAGACTTCCGTCACCAGTTCCCGCGTCGCCGGAATGTCGGCGAAGATCGAACGCATCAGGATGCGATATTCGTCCTGCTTGGCCGCTGGAGCATCCCGAATCTCTTCCTCGATCCACGTCAGCATGTCACGCGGATAACCGGGCGGCGCGGTCATGGGGTTGCCCGCCGTCACCGGGCGTTTCGGCTGAGTCTTCGGCGCCGAAGGTCGAACCGGGGGCTGCGGACGGGCCGGGGCCTGTTGACCGGACGGTTGATCTTCATAACGGTTGATCGCCCCCTGGATCGCCTCTCCCAGCAGGCTCGCTGCGGTTCGGCTCAAGGCATCCCGCTGTTCGAGGGCTTCCGGGCTCGTCAACGGGATGTTCTTGGCGGCTTGGAGCAAAGCCAAGACCAGCGCCACGTCCGCATTGGTGTTTGAGGCCTGAATCGGCCGATATCCCTTCGGCAGGGATTGACCGGGCTGCATCTCCACGTACTCAATGCCGCCCTGCGGGTTGTAGACCACCAGCCCCTTGGGCCCTTTGTCGGCCGTCGGCTTGGCCTCGATGCCCAGCTCCCGCTTGGCCCAGGTGGGGACCAATTCGGGATGTTTGTCGAGGAAGCCGACCAATTGCTTTTTCATCTCTTCGCTGGGCGACAGCCGGGGTCCCTGCAGGCTACTGATCGCCCGGGCGCGGTTGGCCTCGATCTGGGATTGGATGTACTGCTGTTGCAAGGCGTCCAGCATGGCCTGGCGCTTTTGCTGTTCCTGGGCTTGGGCGATTCCACCCAGGGCGTTGACCGCCTCGGCCAGCGGCGACGAAGGAAACGGGCTGCCGCCCGCGATCTGATACAAAGGCATGATACACCTCCTAGATAAACAGTCCGGCCAGCGGGCTCAAAGCGCCGCCGACGGCCGACCCAAGGCCGCCCAGAACGGAACCCAGCCCTCCCATCAGGTTGCCCATCATCCGGGTCCCGGCGGGCGTACCGAACAGCCCGGCCAGTCCGCCAGCCATTTGGCCAATAGCGGACGGGCCGTAACTGGGGACATACCATTCGGGTTGGAAGGTCGAGGCGCCGAGCAGTGCGTTGACGGCGTTCGTCATCTCGCCACGCTGGCGCTGGTATTCGGCCAATTGCCGGTCCAACTCCGCTTGCTCCAGTTGCCGCCCGAAATCGCCCAGCGTCAGGGCCGCCTGCACGGGCGTCAATTCCGCCTGCTGGCCGAATCCGAGCAATCCGGGCACGGCTCCGGCCGCGGCCAAGCGACGACCACGTTCGGCCTCGGCCAATCGGCCCAGGACTTGAGCCAGCGTGCTCATGGCCCCTTCCTCCAGGCGGGCCTCGCCGACGTTCCGTCCCGACGAGGCATATCGATCCCTGGCACTGCTGGTGGCCGCCAAGCGGTTCTTGGCCTCGGCCAGTTCGCGCATCAGGCCGGACCGAACACCCTGGTAGTACTCGCTCTCGAACGGGTCATAGCCGCCGGTCATCGTCATCTGCAATTCCTCGGCGGCCGACTTGAACAGCGGGTTCTCGGTGACCGGCCCCTTGCTCAGGATGTCCGACAGCCGACCCAGCCCCATCTGGCTCAACGGGCTCATCGGCGCACTGAGTTGGCCCGGATAGGGCTGACCGGCACTCCGCAGGTAGGACAGGGCCGACGGCTTGGCCGCCTCGCTGACCGACCGCATGTTTTCCAGCATCCAGGGCGGCGTCAACAGTTTCGGCTTGCTTTCGTTGGAGCCGAACAGTTTACTGAGGACTCCCATCGTCAATCTCCTTTTGCAGGACCGTATGCACGGCGGTGAAATGGTACTTCTGGATGAGGGTCACGGGGCTGCGCCGGGCATAATAGACCATCGGCGTGACGCGGTGATCCCTGCACCATTGCTCGACCGCGGCAAGCAGCGGTCCCAATGCCCGGCTGCCCGGCTGCGTCTCCAGGGCCGCCAGGTAAGCCATCCGCCGCGGCCGGTTGACCAGTTCGACACAGGCAGCCCCGACATAATCCGGTTCGTCCGGTGTCCCCCGATCCGCCAGCCATGCTCCGAACCCGCTGGTCCCCAACCGCAAATCCAGCCAGCGCCGGACGACGGACGGCGGTTCCATTTGCGTGTCGCCGACCATCCCCATCAGGGCGTCCAGCCAAGTGCGGTCATTCGCGCTATGAATCGTCAACGTGCTCATCGGTCCCATTTATGTGGCGATCAGGCCTAAGTCCCGCAGGGCGTCGAGAATGTCGCTGATGGCCGCCCGCGCTTCGGTGTCAACCGTCGTCCCTCCGGACGGATCACTGATTGCACCGGGCTGATTAGTTGCTGAAGCCCCGAAGAATCCTAGTTGTCCGTTATGTTCAACGTTTGCGGAGAGGGTAATGGTTCCTCCGCTGAGGATAATCGTGCCGTAGATGGTGACTGTGTCGTCTCTGTTGCTGCTTCCGATCGTGACGCTTCCGGCCCCACCAGGTTGAATATCAATGAGCGACGATGTGCTAGACGCTCGAATGTACGTCTCCAAATTATCCGGCGTGACATAAATGTCTCCATCAGACGAAATGATACGATAGGAACCGACATCCAGGTTCCCGCCCAGCTCCGGCGACGTGTCATCAGCCACTTCGGTGATCGCATTCGTGGCAATTACCCCGTCCGTGATCGTGATGTTGTTTCCGGCGGTGTAAGCCCCCTTGATCCCATCGGCATCAACAGTGATCGTGTCGGCGTCCCCGCTCTTGGCAGAGAATTCGGTGCCGGTCAATTGCAGGCCGTTTCCGGCTGTGTAAGTCGTGTTCGTCGCTGAAATCTGGCCGTCCGTAATTGTCACATTCGATCCGGCCGTGTAAGCCCCTTTGATCCCGTCACTATCGACGGTGATCGTATTTGTGTCTCCGCTTTTGGCACTGACTACCTGATCGGTAATATCAATTCCATCCCCGGCCGACAATTCGATTTCGTTGACATGCGTGATCGTCTGGTTCATTTCCAGCTTGGTACGATGCAGGAAATCGTCCAAAGCGTCGATCAAGTCCCGAATGATCCGACGGGCCTCCGGGTCCCGGATGCCCTGAATCCGCTGCGGCAAAACGATGTTCGATAGCATTATCCGCTCGCCCTCCCGCCGGGCTGCCAGTAGACGTTGGCCCGGACGAATTGAAACCACCCGTTCGCTTCGCTGTTCTGAAACCGGAACCGGATCGTGTCGGCCGAGGCCCGAAAGGTGACGACATCCCGCCGGAACATGCTCCGTGCGGGCAGTGCCGCCGCCTGCGTCCACGACTGGCCGTGGTCGGTCGAATAGTACACTTCCAGGCCGCTGCCTCGCCACTCTACGTCGATTCGGTTGATCCGCTGGTGTACGGTCTGGCCGGTCGCCTGGATGTCCACCGTGTCGAAATAGGCCCGGATCGCCGTGCTGTCATCGTTGAAGGCATCTTCATCCAGTTGCCAGACCTTCCCGTCGCTGTCGGCCAATAGCATGTGCGGGGCCTCCAGCGCCAGGTTGCGGCTGTCGAACACCCATGCCTGCTCGTCGATGGTTCCGGTCAATTCATCGATTGTTCGGGTTCGCGTCGCCATCTTCAGCCCGCCGACGCACATGCTGGCCGCCATCTCGTGCCGGGTCCAGGCGTTGAGCCGATAGTTGAACACGTAGGCCCGGTTCGGATAGGTCGCCGTCCCCGTCGGGACGAACAGCCAATATTCCTCCTCGTCCTGCTTGTGCACCGCGAACGCCCGATGCAGGCTGTCGGCGTTCAGGTCGGTGAACATCGTCTCGGCAATCGCGTCGGCAATCGCCTCGCACCGAATCCCGTCGAATCGATAAACATTGTCCCATCCCAGGAAATAGAGCAGATCGCCGATCACCAGGACGGTTCGGCCCGCCGGAGACCCGATGCCCTCGACCTTCTGATCGGGATCGTACGCGTCGCCGCCCGTCTCTCCGGTCGCCCAGACCAGCCAGATGGATCGTTCCCGGACGACGGCCATGTAGTCGTTGCGGAAGACCCGTGTGGCGACGATCCGATCCGCCCGCGACAAATCCACGTACCCCGCGTTGGCCGCGCCGTCCGACGGGTCCCAGTTGTCGATGTTGTGCGTGTCGCACCAATGCAGCCGCTGATACAGCCGGTTGCCCCCGGAGACGACATCGGCCAGGATCGCCGACCCCTTGAAGTTGCAGACGAAGCTGGCCTTCGTGACATGACTGCCGATGTTGCTGCTGTCATGCGAGCCGTTCAGCACTACCAGGTCGCTGCCGGACCGTGACCAGAACACGCCGTAACTGCCCCCGACGGCCGTCCCCTGAACCGTCGCCAGCAACGTCACCTCCGTGTCCCCGGAATCGCGGATCAGGTCGCAATCCCAGAACGTATCGCTGCTCAAATCGAAGCCGGGGCTGACCCGAATGTCGTCGATGTACAGCGTGCAGGCCCCGGGGTCGGAGGCGGCGACCAGGGCGATGGAGTCCACGCTGTTCAGGTCCGACAGGTCCATGTTCAGCGTCACGTAGTGCCACTGGTCGGCCGTCAATGCCGGGAGGTCGGCATCGGCATAATCTCCGCCCGTTCCGCCCGCCGCGTCGTCGGAGACGCGGAACTTCAACGTCCCGGCCGCCAGGTCCGTGTCGCTGCGAATCCAGAACCCGATGATGGTGTATCCCGTCCAGTCCTGGCTGCCTACGTCGCCCCATGTCGTGTCGTTCCGGTAGCCGACGATGCCCGTCGTGAACGCCGCATCGATCACCAATTTGCAGGAATAGGTGCCGACCTTCTTGATCGTGCCTTCCTGGGAGGTGGTGACGTTCGTCCCGGCGGTCCAGGCCGTCTCGCAGGCATCGGCCACCGTCCGGTCGTGGCAGCAGACCCACTGCGATTCCGTGTCGTTCCACAGGTAGGCCGTCTTGGTGGTGAACAGAAAGGCCCGCCGCGTCCCGCCGAGGTCTTCATATTCGAACAGGCCCAGGGGCACACCGACGACCGCATCGCCCACCTGCCGGTAACCCGGGCGCGACTGGACGATCCCCTTCTTGATGCGCACGTTCAAGGCACCGGTCATAAAGGCCGGGTCGAGCAAGTCCCCCGTCGTCGAGGTGTACAACCCGCGCCGGGGCGCCGTATACGGATGGACGCGCGTCTTCATGGTCTTTTCTCAATACCCCAGGGCAAACCACCGCATCGGCGTCACGTCACTATAGCTGCCGGTCTGCCAGGAGAACCCGGTGGTTGTAATGTTGTACACTTGGATGGTCTGAAGCGACCCGCCGGACGATTTGCCCGCACAGGCGATCACCTGGAAGCAGGCCGTGGGAAAGGCCGTCAATCCCTCGCCTGTGAAGGTCAGACTTCCGCTGTTGGCCGTCAGGGTCTTCTTGCCCCACTTGAGCTTCAGGTTGCCGACGGCCGTCTCGCCCGTCGAATCGTTGCTGCCGGAGACCGAGGGGACCTGGGCCGCAATCGCGTCATCGACGTACTTCTTGGGCGACAGGTCGTAGTCGTGCGTCGGGGCCGCCGGAGTGGACAAGCGGGCGTGTTGCGGAAGAACGACGCAATGCGTGCCGTCGGCGTTCGTGCCGGGCCGCAGCAGTTGGATGTTCGTGCCGCCCGCCGCGTTGATGCCCAAGAGCCAGCTTTCCCAGCCCAGCCGGATTTTCGTGTGATCGACCGAGTAGTTGACCAGTTGGCCGCCGGGGATGCCTTCGCCGTTGACCAGGGTATAGACGGCCGTACCGTCGCCGGAGACCTTGGCCGCCAGGCCCACGCGCATGCCCATGTTCGTCCCGAACAGGAACACGCCCTGCGTCCCGCCGCCCAGGGCCGAGACACTGGGTTCCATCATCAGCCCGCTGGTCCCGCACCGGAACCGCAAATGCTTGATCCCGTAGGCGTTCTCCTCCGCGACGTTGGTGTTCGGATTGAACCCGAACAGCATGGGCCGCAACCGTTCCTGGATGTTCGTGCACAGCCGCCGAAACTCGTCGTCGATGGTATTGGCCGCCTCGCTGCCATCCGGCTGCGTGACAGTCCAGGCATTCTGAAAAGATGTGCTGCTCATGTCATGCTCCATGAATGGGCCGGGCGGGTGCCCAGGCTCCAGGACGTGCTTTCGACCGACTCGGCCGACCAGGCCCCGGTCGCCTCACCGGTCCGGTAGAACAACGATCCCAGTCCCCCGTCGGCCTCGAACCCGGTATGCCACGTCAAGGTCACATGGCCTTCGACCTGGCCGAGCGGATAGACGCCCGCCAGCAGCGCCAGGTCCTCCCGCGTGATTTCGCCGGTCGGGATCGGGGGTGTCGGCGCCCAGGGCAGGCCGTCGAAATGGATGCTGCGCCGGTCCATGTCAGGCTCCGCGGATCACGATGGCCCCCTCCTGGAACACCAATTGAAACCCCGTGTTGACCGTGACGCTCGAATCCAGGGCCGCCGAGGCCAGGAAACGGCCCCCGCTGGCCGCGTCGTACAGGGCCACGTGCGTGATCGTTCCCCAGTCGGCCCCCGCCGTCTCGAAGCCGACCGCACTGGAATTGCTGATCTGGCCGTTCGAGGCCGAGGTCCAGTCGGAACAGGCGATGCGGGCATACTCGCTGTCCGACGGCTCCTGGATGGAACTGCCGTCCGCTCCCGGATCGACCGTCGAAACGGCCAGATAGACCGTCGGAGGTGGATAGTACACGCCGTTAAAGACGTGGTCCAGCACGGAATTCATCAGGTAGGCCGAAACGCTCATACGTACCTCCAGGGCCGCACGACCCGCCGCCCGCCGAGCGATTGACCATAGCCCGGCTCGAACCCCGTCTCGATCCCCGCAAACTGATGGGCACGGTCCGACTTGGCTGCCGAACGAAGCATCTCGCCGGCCAGGTTCAGCCAATAGGCCGCCCGCTCCTCCTCCCAGACGTGCTGGAAGCCGAACCCGATGGCGTAGGCCGCCACCAGTTCCGGGTACTCGTCCACCAGCCGGTTCGTGTCGTCGTCAGTGGTCAGATCGTCCAGGTAGCCGTAGTAGGCAATATGGATCGTCCAGGCCGTATCGTCGTTCGAGGCGTGATCCGGGGCCTTGTACAAGTAGAGGGTGTTGTTGCTAATCGCGTAATGCGACGGCGTGCCGCATCCGTCGTCGCTCGTCCCGTCGGGCCGCACAGTGAAGGCCGGGTCGTCGTCCAAGTCACGCAAGGTCCGGCGAATCAACGGAATGCGATACTGGCTGCTGTTCTCCAGTTCGACCCGGATGTCCTGCTTGAACCGCCGGGCGTCCGTACCGTCCGGCAGGGCGTATGCCTGCTGATAGTTGACCGTCGTCGCCGTCACGTGCGTCTGCATGAAATCGAAATTGTGACTGCGGCAGATCAGGCGTTGGGCGTCGTTGATGAACCGGTTCAGGTCCGTGTTGCTCAGGTCATCCCGATCCAGCGCCGCACTCACACGGTTGCGTAACGTTACCAGGCTCATAGCCGTAATCCTTGGCGAAAGTCATCATTTCTTCGTAGAGCGACGGGGCCAGGTTCCACAAGTCCAAAGATGTCATGTCCCGATAGGGTGACCGTCGATGGTGCGTCCGTCGGTCCACCGGAGGCAGCGGTGCCGGTCCGACTTCCAGGCTTTGCATCAGTCGCGGCCATTCGTCATCAATGTCCTCGATGCGAAAACGCCAGGCCGCCCGCTCGGCAATCGCCCGGTTGAAATGAATCCAGGTCCACATGCTTTGCGTGACGCGGTGCTGGCAATAGGACTTCGGCGGTTCCTGCCCGATCACCTTGAACATGTTCTTGTACGTTTGTGCGCAATTGATGACCGAACGGATGACGTTCAAAGGATGCCGCACCTGATGGATCACCAGGTCGTAGTCGTCGGCCTTCAGCATTTCCTGGTAGCCCACTGAGATCGTGGCGGGCTTCTCATGCTTGACATCGAGTCCCAGGGTTTCCAGGCATCGACAGATGTACAGGGTGCCGCTCCGTGGATGCGCCGCAATCAAAACACGTCGGGTAGAGGCCATGCTCGAAACCGTTGCTCGTTGTGATAGATCGGATCGAAATCGAACGCCAGGTTCGGAAATCGCTTCCGTAACCGACGCCGAAACATCAAGAAATCGTACATGCTCACCGGGGCCAACCCATTGTGATCCCAGTGCAAACAACCGGTCAACAACTCGAATCGCTCCGCGTCCTGCGGCGTGACGGCCTGAAGGAAGTCCACTTCCGAGCCTTCGGCGTCCAAGATCGCCAGGTCGAAGCGTTCACAGCCGGTCTTCTCGGCGATCCGCTCCGGAGGCAACGGCTCGATATGGATCGGCGTTTGCGGAAGGAATTCCGCCCCACCCCGACTCAGCCAGTCGGCCGCGTCCTTCGCCTCGGCGACCACGTGCCGGGCCGTGCTGCGGACATTGGAAAGCAGTACCGGCTTGCGATAGTAACCGAACGCCCCCTGCAACACGAATACGCGGTCGTCCAGGCAGTCGTTCTCCCTCAGATTCGCCCGACACAGCCCGACCGACTCCGGGTCGGCCTCGATGATGACCAACCGGCTGTCCGGCCAAGCATCCCGTAACACGACGGCCAGGGCGCCGATATGCCCCCCCACCAGCAGGATATGCCGAAGATCGGGGCGAATCTCCCGCAAGTCCGCCAGGCGATACGGATCACCGGCCAACAGGCGGCTGATATACTGCACATCCTGGTAACTGGCCTCGTCATGCAGCCAGAGCGGGATGCCGTCCAAGGATAGTTTTACCCCGGCAGCTTCCATTCACTGACCTCCGTTCCGCGAATCGTCGTAAAGTCCTTCGTCCCCGTGACCGTATCCAGCCATTGCCGCACCTCGTCCGTGAAGTCGCTGCTGCTGAGCTTGTTCTGCATCTTGTTCGTGCCCCCGGCCCAGTGCAGCACCCGCACCCGTCGCCCGTTGCAGACCAGTCGGCCGTCCTCGACGGCCAGGTCCTTCCAATGCGGGCGGGAGCGTTCATTGTAGTAGACCGACTCCTTGTCCACAATCTTCAACCGGTAACGGCCGGATCGTGCCAGGTTGTTGAAATGCACCTGGTTCGACGGCCCGGCCCCCGACTCGAACATGGCATCGACCCATGCCTGGGCGAACTCCCGCGACCGGCAGGCCCCGACCCCGGCGTTCAGGTATTCGGCGTCGCCCAGGTTCAGGCTCCCGGCCACGTCGTAGTCGCCCTCCAGGAACTCCACCAGGCGGTCGCAGACGACCGTATCGGCGTCCAGGTAGATCACGCCGTCGTAGTCCGCCAACAGCCGCTCCATGACGATTGGGCGGGCGGCGAAGGCGTCGCAGGCTACGTCCGCCTGTTGTGCCCGGTCCCGCAGGAAGTCCGCCGGATGCAGAATCTCGAACGGGATCTCCGGGTGGAACCGCCGGAACGACGCCCTCACCCGTCGGGCCAGACGATGCGTCAACGGGTCGTCCGCCAACGTGAAAGCCACCCACTTCAGGGCGTTGATCTCGGCCAGTCGCTTCTTGCGCCAGCCCTCGTAGGCCCGCTCCATCGCCTCCAGGACCTTCTCCGGGTCAATGTTCTCCATGCACAGGCTTGCCACGCCCGTCTTCGGCCCCTTCGGGCAATCGTGCGTGTACACCAGCCGGTGACATGGATAACACGGGCAATCGTCCGGCGTCATCACCGTGACGTTCTGCCAATACTTGGTCAGGTTTTCATGGCTGTTGGCCGACATGAAGATGATCTTGGGCGTCGGCCAGCAACTGGCGGCGTTCAACAGGCCCGTATCCGGGCCGACCACCAGGTCCGCATACCTGGTCAGCAGGAAGCTTTGCCGGACCGTCAGAATCCCCGCTTTGTTGACGGTCTGCGGGTGCTGCCACTCCAGCGTCTGACACTTGGCGTCCCCGACCGTGATGATCAGGGCGTCCTTGTGCTTCGCCAGGAACGCCTTGGCCACGTATTCCTGGAACGGATACGTCTTGTGATACGACGACCCCGACAGGCCCCAAACGACCATGAACTGGTCCCGGTGCCGTTGCCGGACATGCTCGGCATAGTGCTCCTCCAGCGGTGTAAAATGCATCTCCGGCAGGCACCCGGTCTTCTCCGGGTACCCCGCCAGGGCCATCGTCCGGTCCTGGAAATTGAAATTGAACGCCCGATGCCGCTGTTCGTGCGGCCAATGATACTCCTCGCTGCCCTCGTGGGCCAGCAGGCCCGTCTCGATGCTCTTGGTCAGGTTCACGATCCGGTCGAATGACCCGCCGATCTCCTTCCAATAGGCTTCCAGGTCCAGGTAGGGGATATCCTTCGAATCCGAAAGGATGATCCACTCGTCCACGTAAGGACATTCCCGGATGACCTGGGCGCCGTATTCCGTGCAATTGACGGCCACGTGGTAGCCGTCTTCCTTCAGGGCTCGCAGCACGGGCGTAATCCACAGGGTGTCGCCCAGTGCGCCCAGGCGAATCACCAGGGCTTCCTTGTCCGCCCGCTTCTGCCGCGGGAAGATGGCATAGCCCCGGTCATCCGGCCGTTCGGGCAGTTCGCGGGGCACGGCTTCGCCCATTCGCTTGCGGACAATCAGCTGCCATGAATACTCGTTGGCCTCGTTGTGTCGGCTGATCGACAGCCGGTTCGCGTTGCCGAACCCGTCCAACACCGACCAGACAGACCTCCAGTCCAGATCGTGCCGTCGTTCCGGGGCCGCCCCCGGCGTCCCGCAGCGGGGATAGTATTCCGGGTCCTGCTCGTAGAGGATCAGGTACCCCCCCGGCCGCACGATGCGCCACCACTCGGCCAGGATGTCGGTCCACGTCTGGTAATTGCCGAGCCGCCCGGCATCGAAGACGTAATCCATCGACCCGGACGCGAACAGGCTCAACGCATGGTTCGCTGTCAGGTCCAGTTGAAGATTCACGTTCGGGGCGGGATGAGGCCCGACCCCGATTGCCGAGGGAACGATCTTGTCCTCTCCGGCACTGAGGTCGAGCCCTACGCCCTTACACAAATGAACGACACGATAGCGGCACTTCCTGGCCTCGTAGCCGCTGCATTGCGGATTCCACATACCCTTGCGCCTTGATTGAAGGTTTACATTCGGTTCTGGTACTCCAGGTACCACGACATGCTGAACGCTGCAATCGTCGTCAGCGTCCCGTCCTTCGTGACCTTGACCGACGGCTCGATTGTCACCTCCTTGTCAATCGCACTGACCGCGACCGAGCCGGTGATGAGGCCGTTGTCCGCCGTCCCGACGGGCCCGCTGGCGATCACGGAATCATCCTCAACGCCGGTCCCGATTCGGAAAGTGATCGCATGATCCGTCGTCGGCTTGCTCTTGGCATCCGGGGCGAATCGCAGGATCGCTTGCATGCCCGTCAGCCGCACGTCACGAAAGAACTGGAGACGATCCCCGTGGTTGGCGCTCATCACGAACGTCTTATCGGCGGCACTCAACGTGCCGCCGACGAACGTCGCGAAGAACGGACCCAATACCCGGGTCACGTTGTACTCCGGATGGGTGTACGGATGTCCCATGATGATTCTCCTTACTTGCTGCTGGTCACATGAATGACCGGATCGGCGTGCCCGGACAGGCCCGTCTTCCAGTTCTGCGCCCAGCCCGCAATGGTGTACCAGGCCATCCCGCGAGACCGGCCGTAGTCATCCGGCACCTTCTTGCGCAATTGCAAGGGCACCGCCACGCCTTCGGCGACCGCGTTGGCCCCGAAGAAGACCGCCTCGCCCATCGTCACGCCGGAACCCAGCGTATTGACCAGGACGTTCGTTTCCTCGATGAACCGGCAGCCATAGTACCGGCCTACCTCGCCGGAGAACAGCCGTTCCGGATCGCCGTACTTGGCTGCGTCGGTCCAGTTGGAATCGTCCTTGATCGCACGCAAGGCGTCCACCGAGGCGATGCAGATGTAGTTGCCATTGCTGTCCGCCGGCGGCACGTTCCACTTGCGAAGCTGGTCGATGATGTTCTTGATGTGGTAGTCGTTCAAGACGGCCCCGGCCGCATTCGCCGCCCGCGTGCCCGTGCTGGACTCCAGCGTGTACGTCGCCGTGGTCAACGGCACGTACTTGCGCACCGTGGTACGGAACGGCAACGCCGCCGCCCGGTCCAGCACCTTGTTCGCGTCCCGACGCAAGACCTGCGTCACGGGGTCCGTGATGTCCCACTTGCTGAACGTCGCCAGCTTCTCGCTCCACGGAATCGCATTGCCATACTCATGCAACGTGATCGTTCCGCGGGCGACCTGGAACTTGTGTTCCGGAATCGTGTCCGTCTCGATCAGCGTTCCCCCGGCCGTCGAAATCTCACTGATGAGGTCGAACACCAGGGTGTCCCCCTTGTGCAGACCCCAGGCCGGTTTGTAATCGACGAACTGCCGGAACCGCATCAGAGGCTCCAGGGCGTGCCGCAGCTGTTCGTCGAGTCGAGGATTGTTCAGATAGCCGCCGTCGGCAGCGACGGCCCACAACTGTTGATCCGCCATGATCGTACTCCTAGATCAGGCCAAGCCGCTTGGCCTGCTTCTCCTGGAGTCGGCGCAGATACGCCTCGGCGTCTTCCGGCTCCGGAGGGGCCTTCGGCGGGCCGGGCGGGGAACTCTCCAGCCCTCCGGCCTCCGCCTGTTTCTGCTGCTTGGCTTTCAAACTCTCTTCATACTTGGCGATGGCCTCCTGCCGCTGCTGCTCGATGAACCGGCGCGTCATCTCAGCCGCCTCTTCGAGTCGCTTGGGCAGCGCCATCCGGGCGTCCGTCTGACGCTCCAGGAAATAGGCCACCAAGTCCTCATGCGGCACCAGGTCCGGGTACTCCCGCTCGAACTTGTTGAGCACCTGAATCTGGGCCAACGACTGCCGCAGTTCCCTGCGGATCGCCTGCAACTCCTTCTTGCTGACCGGCATATCGGCGTCGGGATCGGTGTCCTGCCCCTGTCCGGCCAAGGCCGGAAGCACCTCGTGCAGGGTCGATTCCAGTTCCGCCAGCCGCCGTTCCAGTTCCTTCTTCTCCTGGCTGGTCTTGGTGAAGGTGGCTTGCAGGTCTTTGTAGCGCTTCTCGTAATCCTCGACGTGTTCGGAGGCCGCCTTGTCCTTTTCGTCCGGGGCGGCCTGGCCCGCCGTGTCGGACATGGAAGCCGACGGCGTGTTCCGAGTGTCCTGATCTTGCGCCGCTTGACTCATTGTGCGTCTCCTTTCGCCGAATCCAACGTCGTTGGGTGTTCGGCCATCTGATGAATGTATTGTTCGATGGACTCCAGTGTCCGAAGGACGTGTTGGAGTTCACGCAACTCCTCCGTACTTGCCGCCGTCCGGAAACGCCGTTCGCACTGGCGAACTCGGCGGTCCAGGAACGGCTTCAGGAATTCCTTCCAGGCGGGCGATTCGCGAAGCCGGCGGGCCAAGCCCGCCTCGTACTTCCGCCTCGCCTCATCCTGCTGGCGTGTAGCCTTTGGCATCTCCATGCGGTCCGACCCATCCCTTGCCGTTGTCGTAACCGGGCCCGCTCTTGAGGTTCGGGCCCTTCGGATTCGCCACGGATTTCGCCCGCTGCGGCGCTCGGCCACCCGGCGGGACCCACGGTTTGGCCGCCCCGCGATTGAACCGCTCGGCCGGGGGGCCGGTCCCCTCGCCCAGCGGGGTTGCCTGGATGCCCGGTCCGACCTGAACCATCTTGCCGTTCTCTTTCTTGTCCGGGATTTGCGTCATTGCTGTGCTCCTAACTGTGCCATCAATGCGTCGATTTGACCGGGGTCTTGAATCTGGCCGAGAATCGCCTGGGCCATCTGCTGGCCCTGGGCCTGTCCGCGCCGCTGCAACTGGCCCTGTTGCTCCAGCGTCGGCGGTTGGGTCGGGCTCGCGTCGTAGACTTCCGGAAGCTCGTACAGGCCCAACAA